ATGCCCGTAAGCGGGGGCGGGCGGTGTGTCGTGGTCCGGCGTCTTTCGTATACGAACAACGCAGCGGATCGATCGGGGGCCGAATTGAGCACGACATACACCACAAGCGAGCCGCCGCGCGCCGTCAGCGCCGTCGCGAAAATCTACGCGAAGTGCCTGCTGATCGGATTCGCGCTGCTGCCGGCCTATCTCATCGCATACCTGTGGTTCTTCGGCGATCCGCACCTGACGTTCGAGAGCCACGCGTTCCATGAACTCGCGATTGCCGCGGCGACGCTCGAGGGCGCCTTCGTCACGTACGTGACGTGGGTGTGCTACCGCTCGTCCGGCGAACCGCTGCTGCGCTGGCTGACGCTCGGCTTTCTCGGCTTCGCGATGATCTATGCGCTGCACGGCTTCTTCACCGGGATGGCGCATCACAACATCTGGCTGTTCCTGCTGTACGGCCCGGCGTCGCGGCTCGTGATGGCGATCCTGCTGCTGACCGGCCTGATGTCGTATTCGCGGCCGTCCGATCGCGTCGACCGGCGCAAGAGCCTGCGTACCTGGCTGCCGTGGGTCGTGTTCTTCCTCGTCGTCGATGCCGCGGTTGCGTATATCGCGTATTCGCCTGTCGCCGGCGCGCTCGGCACCCGCCTGTCGATGGAGGGCGGCGCGATGGTGTTCTCGATGCTCAACGTCGGTGTGCTGCTCGCGCGGCGCATCCGCTCGCCGCTGATGGCGATCTACGGGATGTCGATCACGGCGTTCGCGCTGTCGTCGCTCGCGTTCATTCTCGGCAAGCCGTGGAACCACATGTGGTGGCTCGCGCATGCGATCTTCGCGGGCGGGTTCTTCCTGCTGAGCTACGGCGTCGTGCAGGCGCTGCAGACCACGCGTTCGTTTTCGGCGATCTACAGCCAGGAAGACCTGATGAGCCGGCTGTCGGAATCGATGTCGCGCACCGAGAGCGCGTTGCAGGAACTGCGCCGCACCAACCAGAAACTCGAATACCTGGCCGCGACCGACCCGCTGACGGGCGCGTCGAACCGCCGCCAGTTCATCGGCCTCGTCGAACGCGAGATCCAGCGCGCGGAACGCGACGGCACGCCGTTCTCGCTGCTCGCGTTCGATCTCGACAACTTCAAGAACATCAACGACGCGTACGGGCACCAGATCGGCGACGAGGTGCTGCGCGGCGTCGTGCGGCAATGCATCGAGGCGATCCGGCCGGCGAGCGGGACCGCGCGGGGCGGTGGCGACGAGTTCGTGGTCCGGCCGGCGGGCGGGATTGCGCGGGTCGGCGGCGAGGAGTTCATGGCGCTGCTGCCGGAGATGCCGCTCGAGGGCGCGCGGATGACGGCCGAGCGCCTGCGCTCGTCGATCGCGAGCGCGCCGTTTGGGCTCGATTTCAAGCGGGTGCAGGTGACGGTCAGCGTCGGCGTCGCGCAGTACGGGATCGACGGCAGCACGGTGGACGCGCTGCTGCGTGCGGTGGACGAGCGGCTGTATCAGGCGAAGCGCGAAGGGCGCAATCGCGTCGTTGCGCATTGACGGCGATTGGGGCGAGTCGGGTGATGGAGCGATGCGAAAGCGTCAGCCGCCCGCATCGACGATCAGTTCCGGATTCAGCGCGCGAATCCGCTGATCGATGAAGTAGCCGCCGCCCTCCTGGTAACGCAGGTACATGCGCCCGCATGGCCGGCACCGGCAGACGTTGCTGCGGTTGTACGGGAAATGACGCACGGCGATCGGCGCATCCGCCGACCAGTAACGCGTTCCGGCCGGATGATGTTCCTCGAAGGTCGGTTCGTCGGTCTCGTCCGGCGCCACGAGCGTTCCGACCACTTCCAGTTGATCTTCCGGCAGCGACAGCGGCAGGCTCGTCCATCCGTCGAGCGGCGTTTTCGTGCAGGTGCACGACGACGACACGGCGGCCGATTGGCGGGCCAGTTCCAGCAGCGCGGCGTGCGTGAGATAGGGCGGGTGATTCATGGCGGGCGTTTCGTATAACGGGGACAAGTCGGCAGTGTAGCCAACCGGCGCGGATGACGTAGCGTCGCGTCCGTCCATCCGGTTGGCGAGCCGGGAGGGGCAGGATTCCCGGTCGACGAGGTTTGGGCCACAATGGCAAACCATCACGACCTGAAACTGGAGCGAACGAAGTGATCCGACATATCGTAATGTGGAAACTGCATTGGCATTTGTGATCATAAGATGATGATTTGTAATGAATTAGTTGGCGAAGTGGGCGTTTGATACCCACTCTAATACCCCCTTTTTCATGTGCTGGATCGACTGGCCACAGCGCGACCATGGATGTTGAGCCGTTAGACTGGATTCGTCGCCATCCGGCCGGTTGTTGCCGATGGCGAGCGACAGCTACCGGCCATGAAGCGACATTGGACGAATACTTAGAGATCGCCGACAATCCACCCGTCTTCAACAGCGGTGGAACACGGACCAGTCGCCCGATTACTCGGCCGCAGGAAAATCTGATGTACCGAGCATGAAAATAATGAAATCCGTCGCCAGCTTTTCCGACTTGAGCCCGACCGATGGTCGTGTACGAGAGCATCACCGCTGGTCCGGCGCGCTTTCATTCGCGCCGGATCGAATCGAAACTGCGCTTAAGTCACTACTGTCACCGCTTCCCTTGGCCGGCCGGTTGCAAGAAGCAGTGCAGTCGCTCTATGGCATGGAGGAAATACTTACGGCTTCTCCCGCAGAGCGCACGTCCAAGTTGGCTCGCCTGCGGCGCGAGCAACCAATCGCATTGTTGGAATGCCACCGTGCGTTTCATGCACTCACCATACTCAAGACGGACGAGATGGCCATGAAGCGGGCGGAACTCGCCGTCACAAAGGACTCGTTGATACCCAACCCCGGCAAAAGTCCAGGACGGGATGCGCTGTTTGAGCTTTTCGTGGCCGCTACCTTACATGCAGCCGGCCTTGCCCCATCAATAATTCCCGAGGGGCCGCAACCCACCGTTGATATGAGAGCCGCGCTTGATAATTTTTTGTTTGCAGTAGAGGTGAAGCGCGTAACGATCGGGCAAGTGGAAAAGGCCATCAGAAAAGCTTGCCGACAGATCAAGTCCGGAAATCTGCCCGGAATTATCGCCCTCGACTTAACGTACGAGCTCGCCTTGCGTTACCAAGCTGGTGCCGCTATCGAGTACGACACAGGGCTCGAACGCTTTCTGCGGTTCGCGAATCAACGCGCAGAACAAGTTGCGGCTGATGCCTCCCAGTGGGTGGGGAAAAATCCCGTGTTTGGGTTGTTGATATTTGCCCAGTCCGTTTTTATAGATCGGTCCACTGGCGCGCTTCACATAGGTAATTTTCAGATTTGCAAGCAATTGCCCTTCGGTACGGGGGGCGACGTCGCGCGCTGTCGCCATGAGATTGGCAACCGCGTCATTGCTGCGCAAAATATTCTCTCGATGCGCACTGCAGAGATGATCAGCTAACGTGTTACCGATGACGCGGACGTTCGAGGTATAGCTTCCCGCAGTCGCCGTCGTCGCGACTTGGATTTGGAGTTTTACATCCTCCTGCGATCATGGTGCCCGGGTTCTGTCGCAGAGAGGTCGCATTTCTCACTGAATGTCCGTTTTCGGAAAAATCGGAGGTCCGCTCGGGGTCGATCACGGCCCTTGATAGGGTCACGTCGAAGTAATTTCAGACCTGATCAGATGCTGGCTGGGGATCAGGTCTGGACTTAGACATGTTATTGGACGGTGGACGTTTCGCGTGATGTGATGGAACGAATCCATGCTTGTACTTCTGTCTCTGCCCATAGTGAGAGATTGCGAACTCGTCGTGGTCTCGGGAAACTACCTTCCTTCATCATGTCGTAGATCGTCGTCTTGCCCAAGCCGACCATATCGAGAACGGTCGGCAGTCGCAACAGTCGTTCGGTTGTGGCGTTCAATTCACTGTTCCTCGTTATTATTCGATGACGGGCTGGGTTGCACGGGCGAGTTGCATGAGCCCCGTTTCAAGCGTGATCGCGGCGGTCGCGGCCCAAGTGCGCGCATCCTGTGCCGCCTTGTGGCGAGCGAACGAGCCGACCTCGTCAGCCATCAGGTCGAGCAACTCGACGTCGGCCGCATGCGAGATGTCGGTGATCAGCGAGCGAATCTCGATGCGAAGGGCGTCGAGTCGCGCGAGCCTGCCTCGGCGGGCATCCGCCGAGGCTTCTTCCGTCTGGATAGGTTTGCGCCGCGGGAGCGGCGCTTCGTCTTTCTGGATCGCTTTTGCGGGCGTCAGCCCGCCGCTGTTCGATTGCATCGAAGTGCCGTTGACGCTCGCCAGTGCGATAGCCGGGCGCTTCTTCGCGTGTTCCCGCTTGCGCGGCAGCGGACGTGGGGTAGAAAGGGCCGGGCGCGAGGTCATTGGGCTGCCTCCGGTGCCATTTCTGGCGTCCAGTCAGGGTCGGGCATCGAATAGAGCTCGTCGAGCCATGCATTAACAGTCCGTGCCTCCTTCGCTTTGGCGCGTTCCTCGTGCCGCATGAGACGAGTGATTTCTGATGCCGCAGCTCGGATCGCTTGGACGCGGGTCCGATAGGTCATCGGGCATGCATACATGGCGGGGTACGCGTATCCGTATCCCGGGGACACCTGGAGCTCGAATCCGTAGATCCACACACCTTCCTCGGGCTGTGCGAGTTGGATTTCGGCGGGAGATTGCCCGTTGCGCTTCGATGCGGGGGCCCTGATCCTCTCGCAGTCAACGAAGTCGCCTTCGTCATTTGCAATGTGGATGGGATGTTTCTTCTGGCGCGCTGGCAGGTCGAGCAAATCCTCGAGACCGGCAAATGCGCGATGGACACCCTCGATGGTTCCCGGCGAGAGCTTGCCGAAGCATGTGTCGTGCAGGACCGACTGCAGCGCCTGGAAAAGTTGCTTTGACTGCTTCTCGCTGATCTTGGAAGGCGTGGCGGCAGTCGGGCCGGTAAGTGCCAGTGCTGGCGCCTGTGTCGCGGACGGGGCATCTGCTGCCGTCGTCGCGGGGGAAGGTGTCGCAGCGTGGGCGGTGGCCGTCGACGATGCATGCGTGGACGGCGGTGCTTGATCCGGCAGAGCATCGATCGGGGGCGTCGCTTCGAGGTACTTCTTCGTGACCTTCTGTTTGCCGGCTTCCGCAGCTTTGGAGATCCCGACGACGATGCGTTCGAGTGCCTTGTCTCCGCCATGCTGGCGGATCTGTTCGATCGCCAGTGTGCCGGCGATGGTGCCGTCGCGTACGAGCTGGTGCAGTTCGGCCGGCGCGCGTTCGAGCAGGGCAACATCGCGAATCGTTTGGTCCGTGACGTTCAGCCGCTTGCAGATCTCTGAGAGGGTTATGCCGTGAATGTCGCGCAGCTCGGCGACGGCCGCAGCCAAATCAAGGGGCGACGAACGCTTGCTGTCGTTGCTGAGGTAGCCGTCGATCACCATGTCAGCGCGGTTGACGGTTTTGGCGTCGCGGACGACGACGGGGATCTTGCCGACGTCCTTGCCGGCTCCGATTGCCTTGCCCGCTGCGAGGTAGCGGTGCTGCCCCTTGTACACGTAAAGCAGATCCTTCCCGTCGACCTTTCGCGCGTAGCAATGGAGCGGCGACCCCTTGTCGTACCCGTTCTCGATGATAAGGGTGGCGAGGTGCGTCACCCATTCGGGATCGACCGGTCGGATGTTGTCGGCGGGATCATAGTGGAGTTGGCCATAGGGGACCATCCACAGGTCCGCCGACGTCGCGCCGGCTGCGGCTGCTGCAGCCTTGATGTTCCCGGTCGGAATCGGTGCGGTCAGGTCGAGAGGTTGGGTGCGGTCGTCCATCATGCGATCCTCCGGCGTTGAACGAGCTGTTCGAGGCGTGCGACTTCGAGGTCGATGCTCTGACGGAACAGGCGCAGATAGCGCAACGCCTGCGCGGCGGAATCTTGCAGAGAGTCGGCCGTGACCTCGAGCGGATACAGGTGCGGGAACGAGACGGCGACGTGGCTCCCTTGGTTGCGCGTGACGATCGGATGGAACGCGGGCCGCGTGTGCATCGAGCCGGCGGTGACTGCCGCGTATGCCGCCCGTCGAGGCTTGAACGTGTCGTCGGGGGCGCTGGTGTACGTGCCGTCCGCTTGCTTGCACGGGATCGGAAGCGGCGGGGCAGCATCAGAGCCGGCCAGCCAGTACACAAAGCGCAGATCGTGAGGGCGCGGCTGGCGACGAAGCAGTCCGCCGCGAGCGAGCTTGTCGATGTGCTGTGCCGCGACGCTCGCCATATCCGGGAAGTGCGTCCTGCAGACCTCGTCGGACGTCATCGCGCGCGTCAGACGGCGGAACACGTCGAGGATGCGAATGGTGAGGTCTGCGCGCTGGCCGGCCGTCATGTCCACAAACGGATTGAACGGTTGCGCGGTATGTGCCGGTGCTGGCGTCATGCTGCCTCCCGGATCGTGAATGCGCGCGGCTTACGCGGCTTCTTCGCCTTGGCGATCGCATCGGATGCTGCGACGCCTGCTGCGCGTTTCGCGTCGCGCAGGCGCTTGATCGCCGTGGCGCAGTCGGCCTCGCTCGGATACGAGATCTGCTTGCCGGCAATCTCACTTCCGTCAAGGATCAGGTATTCCGTGTGAAGGCTACCGGGTAGGGGGCGTCGGGCGACTACGTATTTGCCGACCAGAACCGGCGTCGTCGGGCGCTTTGCGTTCGGATCATAACGAACGATGGATCGCAGGGCGAGAGTGTCGCGACGCGGCGCGTCGACGGTGGGCAGTGCTTTGATTCTCGGCATGGCAGGTCTCCATGACGCCGGGGCCGCTTGCCCCGGCAGGGTCGGGGCGGTTCAGACGGTTACGCGGTATGCGGTCGGCAGCTCGTCGACCGGGCCGTCTTGGAACACGTTGACGGCGATGAACAGCAGGGCTGCGATGAGGGTCCAGCGGAAGATCGCGGACTTCTCAAAGTTGCTTTGGCGGGCTTGCTCGGACGGGGAGACGCGGGGTGCCTGTTCGTCGCGGAGCCAGTTCTGACGGGCTTCCGCGTGCAGATCGGTCGATTTCACGGTGATTCTCCAGTTGGGCGTCGGGAGACGCGACAGTCGGAGTATCCCCGTTAGGATATGTTCATGTCAATCCCAATCGGGATATTTCACTTTGCAAGTAGCCCGCCGGGGATGGCGGACGTACTTCGTTGTTACTTGGGTGTCGTGCGGCGACGATTGGTGATGGTTGCGAGAATATGGGCGGCCAAAACTAGCGTGCTGTCGATCCACGGGATCGCGTTGATGTACGCGCAGGCAGTCAAGGCAATCGCCGTCATTACGCCGAGTGCGACATTGCCGTGTTGGCGGGAGCGGGGTTTGGGCTTGCCCTTTGTGTGGTGCCGGATGCGTGCCGATAGGTGGCTCAAGCCGTCGAGCATTTCGTCTGCGAGGTCGGGTTCGATCCCCTTTGCGGAGATGTTGATTGTCCCGTCCGTCTGCATGGAAACGCTCGCGATCGCAATGATCGAGTCTTCGGCGTGTCGAGTCATCTGCTCGCGCAGATATTCGCGAATTGCCTGCTGCCGGAGGTTCCGGCCATGCGTCGTGAGGTGGTAGACGTTATCGGCGTTGCTTTCTGGTCGCTCGGAATGCGGGGTCGCGGCGTGGTTTCTCATTGCTCAACGTTTCATTTGATAATGGGCGTTGAGCGGCAACACCCGCGCGCCGTCTGGACTCGGCAGTGGCGGGAATTTCTTCTGAGATGCTGAGGGAGCCATCAGCTTCCACGTGAGCGGTGCTGGTTTGGCTTAGAACGAACTCGATGTAGCTTTCAATCTTGGCCTTCTCGGACGCCGACAGCGCGGCAACGAGCGATCGGTCGAACCTTAGTAATTCCTGTTCGGACTGGTCGTCGGTCAGAAGTGCGCCTGGAGGCACGCCGATTGCTCTGGCGAGTGCCTCGATGATGTACAGCTGAGTGTCAATCTCTCCCTTGAGTACGCGCGCGACGCTGCTCTGCGCCACGCCGGCGGCTTTGGCAAGTTGGACTTGCGTTCGGATGTGTTCGCTCGTCTCCATGTAGCGGCGAACGTTCCGCGCCAAGACCTTTCGAAGCGGCGTCTTATTCATGTCCGCATGTTGCCGAAAAAGATCAATCCCTTGCGAGATATTGGCGGGGCGTGGTGCGTTGAGTGAATATCCCAAATGGGATATTATTGGGGCGGTCATCATCAAAGGATCGTCAAATGCGGAACTACAAGGAACCGATGCTCGACACCGTGCTGCGCCATCTTGACGCTGCTAAGGGTGGATGGCCGGCGATCGCCCGCCAATGTGGCATCCCCTATCAGACCTTGACGAAGATCGCTCTCCGGATTCATCGCGATCCTCGCGTTTCTACCGTGCAGGCCCTGTACGACCATTTCCGCGATCACCCGGCCGAAGATGATGCGCCCCCGGCCGTGCATTGACATCGTCTGTGTATCCATTGGCCGAATCGTAGTCGCGAGCCTCGCGTCGCGACAGGATGAAAGCCACCTTGACCCAATACCCCAAATGACCTGCCGATACGACAGCACTGAATGGCTGGACGTGCTCTATACGTCCGTTCGCAACACGCCCGGCGGCGTTGCCGATGCGGCCAACTATCTGACCGTCCGACGCGGGAAGAGCGTCACGACCGAGTCGCTGCGTCTGCGCCTGCGCGGCGTTGGTGACAGTCGTTTGTCGATGGAGATGTTCGAACTGCTGGTCGAGTGGATGCAGGAGAAGGCCGAGGCGAAGGTGCACGCGCTTGATGCGCTGCATGCACTTAACGCGCGATTCGGCCTTGTCGCCGAACACGTCGACGATCAGGTGGTCGAGGATTCACTCGAGCCGGGTGCAATGCACCTCGTGTCGACCACATTGCACCTTCAGGCGCACGTCGGCCGCGTCGCGGACGACGTGACACGTGCGCTTGAGGGGCAGAGGATTGATGACCGCAGGGCCGAAGAAATTATCGCGACGGGGCGCAAGGGGCAGCGACTGTTCCAGCGCCTGATTCACGCGGCCCGCAACCTCGCCAAACGCCGTCGCCGCTGATATGGAGCGATTCAAGCGCGGCATGGCCTGCTGCAAGGTCGATCGGGAGTCGGTCGGTCTTGGTTGTTCTTACGAGCAGCAACTGGCATGCGGGAAAGGGCGGCTGGCGGGATGCTTCGCGCGTACGCCCGAGCATGCAGGCCGTCTCCTCTCGGGCCTCATTTCCACGTTCCCGGACCGACTTGCTGCGATGCATGAGGAAGCCGTGCGTGCCGGGAGGGTGCGTCTGTTCATCGAACGCGCTGCACCTATATGCGCGGCCCTTCCAACGAAATCGGAGAGACACGCCTTCCGAGATCAGATTGCCGGGCAGATGTGCGCTGCAGACCTTTCCGATTTCGACGACCAAATGTCCGCCGAGTGGCGTCGGCTGCGTGGCAAATAACTGGAGACCTAAGTGAATGTAAATGGAACGAGTGGGGCATTGCGCCGCTGTACATCGCAATACCGACGTTCACCAAGCGGATCGCAGTGCTACGCCGCCGGGCGAAGTGTGTGGCGCAACTATTCGCACAAGGTCGCGCGCGATCGCCGGCTCGCCGAGCTAGTCGCGGACCGTCGTGCGTACTAACAGAGATCGCAATGGACAGCGATCGTCATCGACACAGGAGGGTCTATGCAAAAGGGTACTTCGACGGCCTCGCGGCGGCAGGAGGGAGTATGACACCGGAACGCCGTGAATCCATTGTGCGTGAGCTACCGATACAGGCCCAAAAGGTCTTTGAAAGTGTGCCGGGCGGTGCGGCGTGGACTGCGCAGCACATCGCGTCGGACCTGTATGCCACGACCAAATCGAGCATGGAGCTACGCACGGTAAAGGGCTGCCTTGACAGGCTCGTCGACGCAGGCATCGTCAAGGAGGTTCCTCGAGGCCATTTTCAGCGCGCGAAAGTGTCGATGCCACGCATGGAACAAGACGCCGATCCGGCTCATCCAGCCAAGCCGGAAGTATCGGCAGCAAGCCGGCAGCCCGCAGTCGAACCGATTGATCTTCTATCGGGCATTGCCGGGCGTTTGTCCCGTATTTCCGACGACATTCGCGCGATCACGTCCGATCTGGAAACGGCGGCGCTCAGGATCGAGGAGCAGCGAGAGAACAACGAACGTGGAGTCGAGAAGCTGCGGCAGTTGCAAACGCTTCTCAAGGAATTGTGATCCGGTCGTGACGAGCGGCCAAAGCAACTTTGGTGCTCCCGAGCACGTTTCGGGGCGCACGAACAATGGAGGTGAATTTCGCATGGCAACACTTGACCAGATCATCCAGCAACTCCGCGCAGCAGGCCATCCTGATCTGCCCGCCGGCCATCCGGTCGCGGACGGCAAACATCATCGGTACGGGCCGCGCAAGAAGTACTGGTATCAGCTTCGCGAGGTCGTCAGCAAGGGCGTCGTGATCGGCTACGGCGGTACGTTCGGGCATTTCTCCGGCGACGACCCGGGCACTGAGCGCTTTGAATGGAGCGGCGCACCACTGAGCGAGGAAACGCTCGCGGAAACGCGTCGCCGGCAAGAGGCGGCCGAGCGCGAGCAGGCCGAGCGTGAGGCGAGGCAGGCGAAGCTCGCCGCGAACCGGGCGCGCGATCAGTGGAGCCGTGCGACCGAGTACGGCGAGTCCGCCTACCTGGACCGCAAGCACATCACGGCCGAGGGCGTGCGCTTCGACGCGGACGGCACGATTTTCATACCGATGTATCAGTATGGCGATGAAGCACGTCTTGTCGGCCTTCAGAAGATCACGCCGGACGGCGCGAAGCGCTTCAACAAGGGCATGGAGAAGAAGGGCGCATCGTATCTGCTCGGCGAGGTTGATGCGGACGCCCAGGTCGTGCTGGTCGCCGAAGGCTATGCGACCGCGCGCGCGATCCGCATGGCGATCGACGACGAGTTCGCGGTCGACATCTGCTTCGACGCGGGCGGCATCCTCCCGGCCGTGCGCTACCTGCGCGCAACGTACCCGGACGTGCACGTGATGGTCTGCGCCGACGACGACTGGAAGATCGAGCAGCGCATGCGCGACTGGCTCGCCGATGAATTCGCTTTCCGTGGCGAACTGGTCTTCGGTGCGGAGCCGGTCCGGATTGAGGCGAAGAACACGTGGTACATGATCGCCGCATCACGTCGTCGCGACGACAACGGCGTGCCGTACGTTGAGGTGAGCTACGGTAACGACGTGATGCCGCTCCGCCGCAAGCGGTTCGAGAACACCGGCCTGAAGCGCGCGTACGAGGCGGCAGCCGAGGTCGACGACGTGAGCGTCGTCTATCCGGCATTCGCCAATCGGGGCGAGCGCAAGCTGACCGATTTCAACGATCTGCACGTCGAAGAAGGCTTCGAAGCCGTCGAGGCGCAGTTACAGGCGGCGATCCTGCGCGTAATCGCGCCAGCGAATGAAGACATCCGGCCGGAGGTGACGGTCGTGTCCGCCGCGGACGTTGCGCAATCGAAACCCGCCGCGACGTCCGCTGCCGCGAAACAGTCGGAGTGGGACGGTCGCGAAACGGAGAACGGCGCATATACGTGGGAACAGGATCTCGCGCGGTCAGACAAGGGCACGCTGCTGCCGACGCTCGGCAACGTGCACCTCATCCTGTCGAATCACAAGGCATGGCAGGGCGTCATCGAGCAGGACGATTTCGGTGGCCGCGTGATGAAGCGCCGTGCGCCGCCGTTCCCGCAGGGCGTCACGGGCGAATGGACCGACATGGACGATCAGCGCTGTGTGCTCTGGTTGTCGCAACGGTACGGCCTTTCGGTGCGTACCGATATCGTGATGAACGCGGTCCTGCTTGTCGCGGACGCTACCCACTTCCACGACGTGCGCGAATACCTCGAAGGGCTGAAATGGGACGGCGTGCCGCGCGTGCGCACGATGCCGTCGACGTACCTGCGCGTGGTCGACAGCGAATACGTGCAGCTCGCGTTCATGAAATGGATGATCGCGGCCGTCGCGCGCGTGATGGAGCCGGGCTGCAAGGTCGACAACGTGCTGATCCTCGAAGGCAAACAGGGTGCCCGTAAATCGACGGCGCTGAAGGTGCTGGCCGGTGCTCCATGGTTCACCGATACGCCGATCCAGATCGGTAACAAGGACACATACGCGGTGCTGGCCGGCAAGTGGGTGATCGAGCTGGCCGAGCTGGATTCGCTGAACAAGGCGGATTCGTCGGCGGTGAAGAGCTTCTTCGCGACGGCCGTCGACCGATTCCGCAACTTCTACGGCAAGCGGGCGACCGACGTTCCGCGCCAGTGCGTGTTTGCCGGTTCCGTCAACTTCGACACGTACCTGAAGGACGAATCGGGCAACCGGCGGTACTGGCCGCTGCGTGTCGGTGGTCTGGTCGACATCGACGGCATTGTGGCCGTGCGTGATCAGCTCTGGGCCGAGGCAGTGCACCTCTACCGCTCGGGCGTCGTATGGCACGTGAACGAGCAAGAGCGCCCGCTGTTCGAGATCGAGCAGGCCGAACGTTACGAAGGCGACGTGTACGAGGACAAGATCGCCAAGGCGCTGGAATTCGTGACGCGCACGACGATGGAAGAGATCCTCGCGGATATCCTGAAGCTCGACACGTCGAAATGGACGCTGGCGGAGCAGCGCCGGATCGGCAAGGCGTTGAAGTCGCTCGGTTGGGTGCGCAAGCGCGAGTCGACAGGTTCGCGCGGGTGGTACTACGTGCGCGAGGAACAGGAGCAGGAAGCCGAGCGTGAACTGGTTGTGGCGTGCGATGACGACAGTCCGCTGTGATCGCATGGCGCGCTGTGCCTGCACGGCGGGCGCGCCACTGTACCAGCCTTGGCGCGCCATGGACGTCCCATGTCCCAATGTCCCAAGGCGCGGTCTCGGGCGCGGGTGCAGGGGCGCGACATGCGCGACGTGAGCGGCGCATGTCGCGCATGTCGCAGGCGCGCACCCCTGCAAGCCTTTTCCCTTGGGACATTGAGACGTTAGGACGTATAGGAGAGAGTCGTGATCGATTTGAAGGAGCGGGCAGGCATCGCAATGAGCGTTCGTGGTCAGTTCACCGACCCGATTGCCGATCCGAAAGTTACTTTGGGCGCACTGGCCTTTGCGAACGATCTCGGTCGGTTGCTGGTCCGGATCAAGGCGGCGCAGCAGGCGAAGCCCGAGATGATTCGACGTGCAACGCTGCTATTGGCGCAAATGATGCGAACCTCGGGACGCTTCAAGCGTGGCAAGTTCTCCGGACTGAAGCGTGACGAGCGTCGCGAGCAGCGTGCCGGTAATGCGGTCGAGCGCGCGAACGTGGACGTGATCGAGCGATTTGCGTTGCGCTTGCTTGACGAGTGGGTCAACGATCAGTGCGTGACGTGCGATGGGCGCGGTGTCATTCGCCGATCGCCTGAATTGCCGCAGGTCACGGCGCGATGTCTGGTTTGCGCTGGTAGAGGGAAGGTGTGTGTCTCGGAGGAAAGCATCCCGTTCTATCACGGCCGCAACGGGCCGCTTGTTTTCAGGGAGTACGAAGGATGTGGCGTATGCGGCGGCATGGGACGCGTAACGCTGATGCCGACTGGGGATGTTAAGGGGCGGCACATTTGCTCCGATTGCGGCGGCACCGGCAAGCGGCCTATTGACGATGCAGCGCGTGCACAAGCGCTCGGCGTGACTCTGACGGAGTATCGGCGCAATTGGTCGTGGCGCTTTCACGACATGCTTGGATTGCTGGATGCAGTGGACGGCTCGGTGTCTGACACGATGCGCCGCCAATTGCGAGAATGAAACAACTTTCATTCCAAGAGTAGATCGCGTAAACTTCGGACATCCTTTACCGCGTCACTGGATATTCGCTGGCACCGCGCGTTAGTCGTGCAAACCTCTCGGGACAAAACAACGATACGAGGAGCCCGTTAGGTCGTGTGGGGGCGCTCGCCCCTACGAAATGAATTCCAAAGCCCTGAGTGCGAAAGCCCTCGGGGCTTTTTGCTTGGCGGAAAGGAAACTGAAGGCATTGGCGTAGAATGCGCGCAACCAAATAACCGGGGGCGCTATGAAACGGAATGCGATTGGCTTTGCAATTGCACTGGCTTGTGTCGGTTGCGGAAAGAACCCGCCCGATCCTTCTTCGATGACGATGGGGCATAAACTTGCGGAGTTGGTATTCGATCGGAATGTGGAGTCGAGTGCTCCTGAGGTAGTCGAGACGGAGCGTGTATTGGCGGCAGCGTCGAAGGTGATGATTGAACCGGGCGACAAGTTGGCTGAGCAGGCATGGTATTTCACGAAGGAGTTGCGAAAGGATGGCATTCGTGAATCCGGTATTGACGCTCTGGAAGTGTGTACGAGGGTGGCGGAAAAGCTCGGCGAACAGCTCGACTTCGCATCTTGTGGGCCGCACTACGTCGTGAGCCGACATAGCGGGATGTCGCATACCGACACCGTTTTGGGGTTGGTTGGATTGGCCAGAGCTGCGAAGGCACTGAAACCCAAGGAGCAGCAGCAAAACTGATCTCGTCAGAATTGGTGAGCGTCTATAAGCCCCGAGTGCGAAAGCCCTCGGGGCTTTTTGTCTGGGGATCATTCTACGTGCCAGACGACCCACGCGGGCCAGCCTCCGGATTCCTCGCTCGCGGTGAACGGGCGTATGGAGTATTTGCCTGTAGGAAAGGCGCCTGCAGCTTCGGGCGATGTGCACACAGCCAAGGCTATCTTGGTGCAGTGTTGATATTTTTTGCGCAGTTGCCGGAACTTTCGAATATCTTTTTCGACTTCGTTGACTAACCTACGGTGATCATTGATAAATAGCGATTCGGCTTTGAGCTCAATGCAGACGTCGATGTCGTCTCTTCCCTCGAACAATATATCGACGCGCTTGCGGCCCCAGTAGATTGGTTGCTCGCAACTGACAGTCGCATCAGGGAATGCTTCGCGTAGCGCTTCGGCCAGCGTCAGTTTAAGCACTTGTTCCCATCCACCTTTCTCGATGAAGGCTGATACTAGCTTGACGGAGATAGTCGAGCCTCCCGGACGCATTTGCGTCGCTATGCGCCCGGTGATTACACCCATCAAACGTCCAAGGGTCGAATCGGACGATTCAGTCTGTTGTCCAAGGGTCGATTCGGACGATTCAGTCTGTTCCTCGCGTGATTTTTCAATGACAGAGGTGTTCGGGCTGTCCACCGTGGCGCTGTCAGCGGCGGTGATTTTCTTGAACGAGGCATCTAGCGCTGTGAGGAATTCATCCTCGTCCAATACCGACTGGGATTGCCTTGCGCGGATTGGCGACAAGCCTTGAAGAAAGCTATCGTCGCTGCCCGGACTCGCCGATCCAACCGCAGAATTGCTACCGCTTTGTCGAGATGATGGCGGCGACGGAGCGGGGCTTGTGCTCGAACCTTGGTCGTCAGATTGACTGTTGGGTTGAACACCGTCTTCATCTTCAGGTACGTCGCTCATGATTGATCTCCATTGGGCTGCATGGCTAACGACCGGTCGTATTGCTGCCGACACGATGGCTACATGCTCACCTGTGGTCGTCGGTCGTGTCGATGTGGCAGTGGTAATGGGACGGAGGTAACAGGCCCAGGCCACTTGCAGTACGTGAATACCTGCGAGCAGGTGGTCGGACGGGCTTCGATGTCTCTGCCGGGGACCCTGCGGGCGGCGCAGCACGCGGGGGCTCGCACCCGCGCTTTTTCTCTACTGGCGAGTCTCCATAGGGGGTCATATTCATGCCGACTCAGCAGCAGATTGCCGAGCACCTGGACCTTGATCAGTCGGCCGTTTCGCGGTTCGTCGACAAGGTCCGGCTCGACTACAAGGCGGTGTCGATGGACGAGGTCCGCATCGCGTACATCCGGCATCTGCGCGAGATGGCCGCCGGGCGATCCAGCGAGACCGGCATCGATCTCGTCGCCGAGCGTGCGATGACCGAGCGCGTCGACCGGCAGCTCAAGCTGCTGACGCTGGCCGAGAAGCAAGGTCAGCTCGTCAACGTCGCGCAGCTCGAGCAGGCGTACGGCCTCATGGTCGGCGCATTTCAAACCGAATTGCTGGCGCTGCCCGACAAGCTGGCGCCTGAGCTGTATGCGCTATACGGCGTCGAGGTCGACGTCGAATGGTTGAACGAGCATATCTATGGATGCCTTGAGCAGCTATCTGAATACGACCCAGACAGTCCGCGCGGTGATTCGACGGATCGCGAAGCTGCTGTCTCCGCCGGAACGGATCGGAACGACGGAGTGGGCTACCAAGCATCGCAAGCTGAACGCGAAGGCGTCGGCGAGTCCGGGTCGCTATAACCCGAACATCACGCCGTGGGTGTTCGCGATGCACGAAGCGCTGGATGATCCGACCGTGCAAAAGGTGGTCTGCATGAAGTCGGCGCAGGTCGCGTGGACGGACGGCGTGCTGCTGAACTACATCGGCAAGCGGATCGACGTTGATCCGTGCCCGATGATCGTCATGTTCCCGAAAGAGAAGACCGCAAAGAAGTTCAACCTCGAAAAGTTCGAGCCGATGGTCGAGGTGACGCCACGATTGTCGGCGAAGCTGCCGGTTCACGCGGCTCGCGACAAGAACAACTTGTGGGATCACAAGACATTCGCGCGCGGCTTCCTGAAGTTCATCACGTCGAACGCGCCCGATGACGTGAAGTCGACGCCGGCCCCGGTCGTTGCGGTCGAAGAGCCCGACGACGCGAACACGAACGTCCGTGAACAGGGCGATTCGATCACGTTGCTCGAGCAGCGGAACAAGACCTATTCGGCCCGGCGACGCAAAATGATTTTGGGCGGGACGCCGACCGTCGATGGCTTGTCGCGTATCCAGCAGGCCTACGCGGCTTCCGATCAGCGCGTCTATCTGGTTCCGTGTGCCGATTGCGATGAGGAGCATGAGCTGGCGTGGGAGAACGTGATCTGGAGCGACGACGCGGACACCGTTCATGAGGTCTACGGCCGGGCGCGACCCGAGTCAGCCCGTTACACCTGTCCGCATTGCGGCTCGTTGTGGGACGACGCGATGCGCATCCGTGCCGTCCGTCGTGGGCGATGGGTCGCGACCGCCCCGTTTCACGGCGTTGCCGGCTTTCGGATCAACGAGCTGGTATCGCCCTTCCCCGGCTCCAACATGGCCGAGTTGGTGAAGAAGTGGCTCGAGGCCGACAAGGCGCTGCGCGAGGGCGACGATACGAAGATGCGGTCGTTCGTGAACAACTCGCAGGGGCGGGCGTACAAGTACAAGAGTGAGCTGCCCGAGCTGGAGGTGCTTGCTGAACGGGCGCTGCCGTACGCGGAGCTGACGGTGCCGGCCGGCGGTCTGCTATTGACGCTCGGCGTCGACGTGCAGCACGACCGTCTCGCGATCGTGCTGCGTGCATGGGGGCGCGGCGAGGAGAGCTGGCTCGTCGTGTGGGGCGAGATTCACGGGAACGTGCTTGATCAGCAGCAAGATCCGCTGACGGGTGGGGTTTGGGGAGCACTGACGATGCTGCTGACGCACGCCTTCCGGCATGAAAACGGTTGGCTGCTGCGGGTACGTGCGACGTCGATCGACTCGTCGGACGGCTCGACGTCTGACGCGGTATACAAGTATGTGCGTGCGGCGCAGCAGGCCGGTCACAACGTGATGGCCGTCAAGGGCAGCAGCAACCCTGACGCGGAGATCTTCAGCGTACCGAAGGCGTCGATCGACTCGACGCGGAACAACAGCAAGGCAGCGAAGTACGGCCTGCGTCCGTACATGGTCGGCGTGAGCCGGGCGAAGGATCTGATCCTCGAAAACCGAATGAAGCTTGAAGGTGACGGACCAGGCCGCATGCACTGGTATCGCGGCGTGCGCAGCGACTACCTGACGCAGCTCACGGCCGAGGTCAAGGTGCCGGGTCCGCGTGGCGGCAAGCGCGTGTGGCAGAAGAAGGCCGGCGCAAGAAACGAGGCGCTGGACTGCGAGGGCTATGCGATGCACGCGGCCCGCAGCGTCAAGGTGCATTTGATGAAGGAGGAGCACTGGCAGGTCGAGCAGCATCGCGCCTCGCAGGTCTCGCTGTTCGATGCGGTGCCGGTGCTGGAAGAACTGCCTTCGGGGATGCCTGTCGCGGTGCTACCCGACCCGCCCGATGAACCGGAAGTAACAGAGGCTCCGCGGCCGTCGCCGCCGGTAGCAAAACCCGCCGAAACCCCGCCACCGAGCGGGGTTTCGCGCATTCAGGGGCGTCGCGTTGGCCGATCGACCTATCTGTCGCGACGCTAGGAGAAGTTCATGGGATACACAAGGCAGGATCTGGAGCGCATCCAGTCCGCGATCGCGAAAGGCGAGCTGGAGGTGCAATACGCCGACCGGCGCGTGAAGTATCGCTCGATCGCCGAGCTGCGCGAGGCACGCACTGAGATCATTCGTGACCTGAACGGAGCGGCCGGACGTTCGTCGATCGTCCGGCTGCGTCACGCGGGCAAGGGGGTGCGATGAGGCGCGGCTATCCGTCACTCGCGCAGCGCGGATTCGTGGTGCCAACGCGGCTGAAGGCGGCGGCCTATGAGTCGGCGAGCACGACGGGCGCACGGGCGAAGTCGTGGCGTACATCGGGCGCGGGACCGAATTCGGCAGCGGTGCAAAACCTTCCGCTGCTGCGCTCGCGTGCTCGCGACGCGATCCGCAACGATCCGTGGGCGAAGACGGCGATCGCGCGACTCGTCTCGAACACGATCGGCAACGGTATCCAAGCGCATCCGAAGCATCCGAACGAGGCAGTGCGCAAGATGCAAAAGCAACTTTGGGAAGACAGCGGGGAGGAAATCGACGCCGACGAGCTGTTCGACATCGCCGGGGTGCAGACACTCGCCGCGCGTGCGTTCTTCGGCGACGGCGAGGTGCTGGTGCGTCGTAAGTTGCGCAGTCCGCGCGATGGATTGGCTGTCCCGATGCAGATTCAGCTTCTCGAAGGCGATCTGCTGCCGATGGAGAAGAACGAGATCGTTCCGGGCGGGGAGATCATCAACGGCGTCGAGTTCGACGCAGACGATCGGCGGGTTGCGTATCACCTGCTGAAGCGTCATCCCGGCGAGTACGGGCGTGCGTCGATGACCAACATGCAGACCGTGCGCGTGCCGGCCGACGAGATCGCACACGTCTTTTTCGCGCTTCGTCCCGGCCAGGTGCGCGGCGTGCCCGAGCTGTCGACGGTGCTGCTGCGGCTCAAGTCGCTGGACAACTTCGATGATGCGGTGCTGTTTCGGCAGGAGGTCAGCAACCTCTTTGCCGGGTTCATCACGAAGCCGCCCGCCGAGCCGGGGCTTCCGGGAGACCCAATCACGGGGAGCGCAGCGCAGTACGACGTCGACGGCTTCTCGCCGGTCGTGTCGCTCGAACCGGGGAGCATGCAGGAGCTGGCTCCGGGCGAGGGCGTCACATTTGCTGAGCCGCCCGGTGCGGGAACCGACTACGGCCCGTTCATGCGCCAGCAACTGATGGCGGCTGCGGCATCGGTCGGCATGCCGTACGAAGTCATGACAGGGGATTTGCGCGACGTGAGTGATCGCGTGCTGCGCGTGATCCTGAACGAGTTTCGCCGATCGATCGAACAGATCCAGTGGAACGTGTTCATTCACCAGTTCTGCCGGAAGGTCTGGCGTTGGTGGGTCGACGCATGCGCCCTGTCGGGTGCGATGCCGATGCCGGACTACTACCGAAAGCGGCGCGACTATCTGCGCGTGCGGTGGGTGCCGCAGGGCTGGCCGTATATCCATCCCGTGCAGGACGTCACGGCGAAACGGATGGAGATCCGTTCCGGGCTGGCGAGCCGGTCGGGTGCAGTGCTGTCGCGTGGCGACGATCCGGAGCAGGTTGACCGCGAGAACGCGGACGATCTCGCGCGGGAGCGCCGGCTCGGGATTCGATATGACACGCTCGATCCGGTCGACGGCGCGGGCGATGCGTTTAAAGAGGATGGCGAATGAAGGGAAAGAAACGTTGGTGGGACATCCGCGCGCAAGCGAGCGCGGACGGCGGGAAGGTCGTCGAGATCCGGATCTACGGTGACATCGGTTTCTGGGGCACCGACGCGGATCTGTTCGCATCGAAGCTCGACGAGGTGGCCGCGACGGCAACGTCGATCGTCGTCGCGATCAACTCGATGGGTGGTGACGTGTTCGACGCCTTCACGATCTACAACGCGCTGCGTCGGCATGCCGGCAAGGTGACGGGCCGCGTCGACGGCGTTGCCGCGTCGGCCGCCTCGCTGATCCTGATGGCTTGCGACACGATCGTGATGCCGTCGAACGCGATGCTGATGATTCACAACCCGCACACGGTCGCGGCCGGCGAGGCCGAGGATTTTCGTCGTCTCGCGGATTTGCTCGACAGCACTGGGGCGAACATTCTCGCGGCATACGTCCAGCGCAGCGGTCTGTCGGATGACGACGTGCGCGCGATGATGAATGCGGAGACCTGGCTGACGGCATCGCAGGCGAAGGAGCAGGGGTTCTGCGACTCGATCGAGGAGCCGATCAGCATCGCCGCGTACGCGGGCGCTGCGCGGCTCGCTGCGCGCTTCTCGGCGGTGCCGGCCGAGATCAGGGCGGTGCTGGAGGACGACGGCGAGGTGCCGCCGCCGAATCCGCAGCCGAATCCTCCGGCCGATCCTGCGCCGCCGCCGTTGGCGACGCCGGACGTGACGGCGCTTGCGTCGCACGTATATGCCGCGTGCCGTGATGCGCGGATCGAGCACTGCGCCGAGGGCATCGTGCTGGCGACGGGCCTGCGCGACCGCGCGACGGTCGACGCCGCGATCCGCAGCGCGCAGGACATCGCGGGCATCTGTCTGGCCGCGAGCCTGACCGAGCTGACGGCCGGCTTCGTTGCGGACGGTTTGACGCCCGATCAGGTTCGCGCACGGCTGTTCGAGCGCGTGACGGCGTCGCAGTCGAGCGTCACCAACCGTCCCGCACCGGGGGCACCCAACACGCCGCAGGTCGACGCGCGTGCGCCGCGTGCGGCATCCATCTACGCCGCTCGCAAGGGCGGCAAGTAACTTTGACGTAACCCGAGGAGGGGAATCACATGTCGAACGTGAAGCAACAGGGCGTGTTGCCGGCTGAATTTCTTGTGTCGGAGGGAAACGGGCAGATCTCCCGCGAGCACATCGTGGTCAAGGCGGGTCCGGCGCTGCCGGCCGGCCAGGTGCTCGGCGTGACCGGCACCGGCGAATATGCGCCGTACCTGAACACGGCGAACGACGGTTCGGAAGTCGCAGCGGCCATCCTTTACGCGCCGCTGGCGGCGTCCGATGTGCCACGCCCGGCGACGGGCATCGTGCGGCTCGCCGAGGTGATCGGCGGCATGCTCACGGGTCTGGACGCTGCCGGCCGTACTGACCTCGCCGAGCGCCACGTAATCATCCGCTGAACGAGATTCACGTCTTCGAAGGCCACGCAACCCGCGTGGCCTTTTTTGTATCCATTTTCCTGTTGGAGGTTGTATGGCGGACATCGCCCTGTTTCAAGACGATGCGTTCTCGCTGTCGTCCCTGAGTGCGGCAATCAACGAGCAGCCGTATGTGCCCGGCCGGATCGGCACGCTCGGCCTGTTCGAGGAGGACGGCATCACGACGACGACGATCCAGATCGAGCGCGACGGCGACACGCTCGCGCTTGTCGCGGCCGGCGAGCGCGGTTCGCCGGCCGCCGTTGTGGGCGGCAGCAAGCGCAACATGATCCCGTTCAATACCGTGCACCTGCCGCAGCGTGCGGTGATCAAGGCGGACGAGATCCAGAACCTGCGCGCGTTCGGTTCGGAAACCGAGCTGGAGGCGCTGCAGACCGTGGTGAATCGCCGGCTCGCGAAGATGCGCCGGCAGCTCGACGCGACGCACGAATTCCACCGGATTGGCGCGATCAAGGGCGCAGTGCTGGACGCGGATGGCAAGACGGTGCTGATCGACCTGCTGAAGTACTTTGGAATCGAGCAGACGGTGATTCCGTTCGAACTCGACGCGGCCGGCACGGAAATCCGTCAGAAGTGCCAACTCGTACAGGACGCGATCGAAGACGCGCTCGGCGCGACGACGTACACGGGAGTGCGCGTGCTCTGCGGCCGGACGTTCTGGAACAAGCTGATCGTCCTCAAGACCGTGAAGGAAACGTATCTCGCGACCGCGATGGCGGCGTCGCTGCGCGGCGACACGCGCGACGCGTTCGATATCGGCGGGTGCACGTTCGAGCGCTATCGTGGCCGGGTCGGTGACGTCGGTTACGTCGCGGACAACGAGGCGCATGCAGTGCCCGAAGGGGTGCCGGATCTGTTCATCACGCGCTTCGCGCCGGCCGACTACGTCGAGGCGGTCAACACGACCGGCCTGCCGTACTACGCGAAGCAGGAACTGATGGACTTCGGCAAGGGCGTCGAGATCGAGGCGCAGTCGAACCCGATCCACCTGTGCACGCGTCCGAAGGCGATCGTCAAGCTGAAGGCGTGACATGGCGTTCCGGGATCTGATCGCGGACGTCGACTCGGCCGTGCTGCGCGATCTCGGCGATGCGGATATCACGATCGACGGCCGGCCCGTCGAAGGGATGTTCGCATCGCCGTGGCTCGGGCCGGATCTCGGCAGCCAGCGCACGCAGTTGGTCGCGCCCGTGTTCCATCTGCGCGACCGCGACGCCACAAACGTCCGGCAAGGCAGCGTCCTGATTGCGAACGGCGAACGGTATCGCGTGCTCGAGGCGCAGCCGGACGGCACGGGCTGGACGATCCTCATTCTCCAGTAGCGCATATGGACGACGTAAAAATCGAGATCAACATCAACGAGGTGACGGCCGTTTTGCAAGGGCTGTCATCGTCTGCGATGCGGGCCGCGTGGCGGCGCACGTTGCGCAAGACGGCAGGGTGGATCAAGAGCCAGACCGCGAAGGAAGTCGGGGCGGCGACGAAGATCCCGCAGAAGGTGATCCGTCGCCGGATCTATTTCTTCCTGCGGTCGGCCGACACCGGCAAGGTCTGGCTCGGCCTGAACCCGATCGAGGCGCATCGCCTCGGCAACGCGATGAAGACGCGCAAGGGCATGCGGGTGGGACGCCAGTCGTTCGAGGGGGCGTGGCGGCAATCGAAGCGCCAGCCGGACGGCCCGATCTACGAGCGCGTCGGCAAGGAACGCATGCCGTACCGGATGGTGACGGTTCAATGGCAGCAGACGGGCGATCCGGCGTTCCGACGTGCCGCAAAGGCGTGCGAAGACAGGTTGTTGGTGATCCTCCAGCAGGAGGTGAACTACGAACTACTGAAGGCGATACGACGTGCTTGAGAACCTGAAACAGCTACACGACGCGATCGAGCAGGGGCTGCGCATCAAGCTGCCGGCGATGAAGCGGATCGAGGCGTACCCGCGTCTCGGTCAGAAGATCGAAACGCCGTTGATCGCGATCGAACTGAGCGAGTTCGAACCCGGTCACGACGATGGAACCGACGACGTGCCGCTGATCGCGCGCATGCAGGCGCGCATCGTGTTCGATCCGATCGACGAGGGGGCGGAGCTGGCCGTGCGCGAGGTCGCGGCCCGCGTCGCGATGGCGGTGCACATGCAGACGTGGGATCTGCCAATCACGCCCGGCAAAGTGGTGCAGGTTGCGGAGGATCCATTCCGCCCGCAGCTCGATACGTATTGCGTCTGGCTCGTCGAATGGACGCACGAATTCGGTCTCGGCATGGCGCTGGGCGAGATCCCGGATGGGCCGATGATTCTGTGGGGCGTCGATCCCGACGTTGGCCCCGGCAGTGAAGGGCAGTATTGGGATCCGGCGGATGAACAGGGGGCAGGTGCATGAGCGATTACGAGCTGGGCGAGATCGATCGCCGTATGGCGTGCATGGTGCAGCACGGCACCGTCGAGGGCGTCACCTACCAGCCGCCGATGTGCCGCGTTCGCATTGGCGCTTGGGTCAGCGACCTGATGCCGTGGAAGACGGCTGCTGCGGGCGCAGTGCGTTTCTGGCGCCCGCCGTCCGTGGGCGAGCAGGCAACGATGGTCGCGCCGTCCGGCGATCTGGCCGGCGCATATGCGATACCGGGCTACTACTCGGACCAGCACGGCGGCTCGGCGCGGACCAGTCCGGCTGAAACCGCGTGGGACTATCCGGACGGCGCGTCGGAGGTGTACGACCACGAGAAACACGAATACCGCGTTGATGTGCCGGCTGGCGGCAGGATCGTGTTCCGCATCGGCGGCACCGAGCTGGAGCTGCGCGCGGACGGCGTGACGCTGCGCACGCAGCAGCTGCTCGGCGACATCCCGGATTCGACGTTCACCGGGAACACGACGACTGAGAAGCTGCTGACGTTCAACGGCGGGATGCAGGGCAAGGGCGGCGTTGCTGGCGGCCCGGCTGTCCAGGTGAACGGCGGTGCACGCTATACCGGGGACGTCGATATCGGCGGCAAATCGTACCTGCGGCACTCGCACATGGAACAGGGCGACGGTGCGCCGGTATCGCCGCCGCTGTAACGAGTCCATTCGCAAAGTCACTTTGCCCCGCTTCTGCGGGGCTTCGTTTTTTGGGGATCACAGATGGCAAAAGACAATGCACAGGCTGCAACTCGCGATGCACCGATCCGCGCGACGTATCTCGACACGAAGTTCCGCAGTCGCGTGATCGTGTTTCCAGACGGCGACGTGCTGCATGTTACTGCCGGCGAAGTCGTCGCGACGACCGCCGCGCATATCGCCTATCTCGACGCGAATGCGGATTACAAGCGGCTCGAGGAGCGCGGATGAGCAGGTCCGGATCGCTGGTCGGCATGGACAGGTGGACGGGAAGGCCGATCAGCGGTGTCCCGCACCTGATACAGAGCATTGCCGACATTCTCGGCACGCGCAAGGGAAGCCGCCGCGAGCGTCCCGAGTACGGATCGGACATCCCGCTGATGGTCGACCTTCCGATTACGCGCGGATGGGTGTCTGCCGCGCAAGCCGAGGCTGCGCGTGCGATCGGACGATGGGAGCCGCGCATCAGGCTCGCGCAGGTCAAGGTGCTGTCGGTTGTCGATGGCAAGGTGACGTTCGCGATTCGCGGCGAGTACGACGGCGCGGCCGTTGAAATCGAGGTGCCAACATGACGATCATCGATCTTGCTTCGCTGGATCCGCCCGATCTTGTCGAACTGCTCGACTTCGAGGCGGCGTACCAGATGAAGCTTGAGCATTTCAAGGCGATCTATCCGGACTGGACGGCCGCGCTGGAATCGGATCCGGTGGTGAAGCTGCTCGAGCTGGCGGCTTACGAGGAGATTCGTTTCCGCACGCGCGTGAATGACGCTGCACGGGCGGCGATGCTCGCTTTCGCGACGGGTGCTGACCTGGAGCATCTGGCGGTGCTGTTGGATACCGAGCGGGCAGTCGTCGATCCGGGTGACCCGAATGCCGACCCGCCGATTCCGCAGCGAATGGAGTCGGACGAGCGCTTGAAGCTTCGCGCCCAATTGTCGCCAGAGCGAGCGACCGTTGCCGGCCCGTTTGCCGCGTACCGGTCGCTCGCGATGGACGCCTCGGCCGACGTGCTCGACGTCGCGGTGGATCGGCCTGAACCGGGGACGGTGCGGCTGACCGTCATGTCGGCGAAGGGGGACGGCGTGCCAGATCAGGCGCTGATCGACATCGTCCGCGCAAAGGTCTCGCCGGAGACGGTGCGGCCGCTTAACGATACGGTGCTGGTCGAGCCTGCGATCAAGATCGAGTACGCGATCGATGCGCTGATCTATGTCGGAAGCGGTCCGGATCCGAATGTGGTTCGTGACGCGCGGCGCAAAGTGCTCGACGGCGTCGTCGCGAAATCGCGCCGGCTGCGTGCTGGCATGCCGCGATCCGCGATCGAAGGGGCGCTGCATGCACCGGATAGCGGTGTGACGGGTCTCGATTTGTCGACGCCCGTCGACAACGTCGTGTGTGGCCCGCGCGAGTTTGCGCACTGCACGGGCATTCGTGTCGAGGTGAAGGCCGATGAAGCGTGAGCCGCTACTTCCGGCGAATCAGACGCCGCTTGAAGCCGCGCTCGCGCAGGTGATGCGGCCGAGCGTGGATCCCGAGATTCTGCGCACGTTGTGGGATGCCGATCGCTGTCCGGCCGCGTGGCTGCCGTGGCTTGCGTGGGCGCTCGCCGTCGACGGTTGGGAGCTGGCGGAATCGGACGATGCGAGGCGAGCGCTGATCAAGGGATCGATGGCGTTGCATCGGAAGAAGGGGACGCCATGGGCGGTTCGCGAGGTGATTCGTCGGCTCGGCTTCGGCGAGGTGACGATCATCGAAGGGCGTAGCGGTCGCCGCCGCGACGGGACGATCCTCCGTAACGGGGAACAGGTGCACGGCAAGGCGAGCGCATGGGCCGAGTACATCGTGAAGCTCGATCAGCACATCACGCGCGATCAGGCGGATCGGCTTTGGAAGGCGATCGAGCGTTATGCGCCCGCGCGCAGTCAGCTTGTATCGCTCGATTATTCCGCCGTGCCGATCCGCCATAACGGCGTCGCGCGACGAGATGGACAGTACAGCAGAGGGAGCATTGGATGAGCAATCTCATTGAAGTCGATCGTTGGGAAAACGGCATTTATCAGCTCGAGACGTCGGATCCGGTCATCGGTGGTCCCGACGGCATCGACAACTTGCAGGCAAAGCAGCTCGCGAACCGGACGCAATTCCTCAAGCGGTTAGTCGAGGCAGGCCAAAGTAACTTGGATGCGCACGGGAATGCTGTCGACCCGCATCCACAATATGCGACAAAGGCCAATCTCGCGCAGCGACTCGCCGAGTTGATCGGTCAGTCGCCCGCCGCGCTCGATACGCTGAAGGAACTGGCGGACGCGCTCGGCAACGATCCGAATTTCGCGACCACGGTCATGAACGCGCTCGCGCTGAAAGCGCCGCTCGATTCGCCGATGTTTATTGGAAAACCGAGTGCTCCGACGCCCCCGCAGTTTGACAACAGCGCGATGGTCGCAACGACGGCATATGTACGAGGGGCGCTTGGCAATAGTGCCGGTCTGCTGATCGTCAATTCCGCTGAGACGCTCACGGCTGCTGCGGCGGGAAAGCTGATCCTTCTCGGGGGCGCGACGGGATTTCCTCTCACGCTGCCCCCGATTTCGAGTGTGCCAACGGGAACGGTCATTGAAGTTCAGAACATTCAGCCGTCCGGGTGCTCGATCGTTCCATCTGGCACAGATGTTCTTCAGTCTGGGAATGGAACGTTCGGTTCGTACACCGGTATCGGGCCGGGATGGTCCGGCCGCTTCGTCGCGAACAAGGTCAATGCAGCGCCGTATTTGTGGCAAGTGGTTGGAGGGTCGCTCCCGCTTCGAGATCCAGGCGGCCCTTTCGCGGCTTCTCTCGCCTCCAGCGGTTATGCGAAGCATCCGAGCGGGCTGATTGTTCAGTGGGGGGCGATTGGCAACGTTACTACGACCGCAACCTCGGCGAGCTTCCCGATTGCCTTTACGTCTGCTGTTTATTCCGTAAGCCTTACCGCAACATCGGTATCGGCAGTGGCCGCCTCTCTCGTAAGTGCCAGCAACACGGGCGTCAGCGCTGTTGTTTCATCCGGCAATGTTGCTGTCGGATTCGTTGCAATCGGAAAGTGATTCTGGGATCTCTACGTTATGGGCCAAAAATACGCAGCATTTAGCGAGCAAGGCGCGATCACGGCTTTTTACGATAGTGCTGACAGCCCCGTCCCGCAGGGGGTATCTGTTATCGCTATCAGCGAACAGCAATGGCTCGATCTCATTAGCGCGCAGTCGGTTGGCAAGCGTCTTGTAGTCGACGTTGCCGGGAAGCCGGTCGCACTCGATCCCTTACCGCCAACGCGAGCGGAAATCGCCAGTGCCAAGCGTGCGGAGCGCGACTCGGCGCTTGCCTCGACCGACTGGCTTGTCGCGCGACACCAAGACGAAAAGTTGCTTGGCAACGGGACGACGCTGACGGCCGATCAGTTCGTGATGGTGCTCAGCTATCGGCAGTCGCTTCGTGAATGCAGTGGGATGCCGAACTGGCCCGATGTCACGCTTCCGTCGCCTCCGCCGTTCGTCAGCGAACAGGGCATCGCGCCCGCCTGATGCTTGCTTTCAATCACTCGCAATGCAGGGCCGCTCAAAACGAGCGGCCCTTTTTCTTTGTGGCTTTCTCGGAGACCTGAATGGCTGCTACATCTTTCTTTCACGGCGTGACGACCGTGCTGGTCGATACCGGCCCGCGCACGATCGCGGTGCCGTCGACGTCTGTCGTCGGCATCGTCGACACCTACACACCGGGCGCGGGTCTCGTCGCACCCAACGTGCCTGTCCGCATCACGAGCGAATACGACGCGGTCGCCGCATTCGGCGAGACGAGCGCGATCACGCGATCGATTCAAGGCATTTATAAGCAGAGCAAGACGGTCATGGTCGCAGTCGGCGTCGCTGCCAATCAGGACGACGCCGAGCTGACGTCGGCAGTGATCGGTGGCGTCACGGCCGGCGGCGCACGCACCGGGTTGCAGGCGCTCGTCGACGGCAAATCGCTGTTCGATCTGCAACCGCGGCTGCTCATCGCACCTGGACATACGGCCAAGCAGCCGGTCGCCACGGCGGCGGATTCGCTCGCTGCGAAGCTGCGCGCGATCGCGATCATCGACGGGCCGAACAAGACCGACGAAGACGCGATCGCGTACGCGAAGAACTTCGGCAGCAAGCGCCTGTACATGGTCGATCCCGGCGTGCGGTATTGGGACACGGCAGCGAACGGCGACGTTGACGCGCCGGCATCGGCATACGCGGCCGGCCTGTTCTGTCAGACCGACGCGGCGATCGGCTTCTGGGCGTCGCCGTCGAACAAGGAGATCGTCGGCATCAGCGGCACGAAGCGCCCGATCGAATTCCTCGACGGCGACGAGACGTGCCGCGCGAACCTGCTGAACAACTCGAAGATCACGACGATCATTCGCGACGGCGGTTATCGACTGTGGGGCAACCGCACGCTGTCGGCGGATCCGAAATGGGCGTTTGTCACGCGCGTGCGGACCCTCGACATCGTCATGGACGCCGTGCAGGCCGGCCACAAGTGGGCGGTCGATCGCGGCATCACGGCGACGTACGTGAAGGACGTGACCGAGGGCCTGCAGGCGTTCATGCGCGATTTGCGGCGACAGGGCGCGATCATCAATTTCGAGGTCTACGCGGATCCGCAGCTCAACACGGCATCGCAGCTCGAGCAGGGCAAGGTGTACTGGAATATCCGGTTCACCGACGTGCCGCCGGCTGAAAACCCGATTTTCCGCTTCGAGGTCACGAATCAGTGGCTGACGGAAGTGCTCGACACTCAATCGTAGGAGGTGACACATGGTTCCGGAAACACTGTACAACTTGGGCATGTACGTCGATGGTCGCGGCTTTCTGAAGCGTACGCCGGAAGTGTCGCCGCCGAAACTGAAGATCAAGACCGAGGACTATCGCGCGGGCGGCATGGATGCGCCCGTCAAGATGGACCAAGGCATGGAGGCGATGCAAGCATCGTTCACCATGGGGACGATCGAGCGTGACGTGCTGAAGTTCTTCGGTCTGGCGGATGGTAACGCGTTCAACGCGACGTTTCGCGGCGCGTTTCGCGACACCCAAGGCAAGACGAAAGCAGTCGCGATCATCATGCGCGGAATGCTGTCCGAATACGATCCCGGCAGTTGGAAGCCCGGCGAAAAATCGGAAATCAAGTACACGGCGGAACTGAGTTACTACAAGGCTGAGATCGACGGTGCGGTAATCCACGAAATCGACGTGCTCAACATGATCCGCGTGATCGATGGTGTTGACCAGCTCGCGGACGTGCGCAAGGCGCTCGGCATGTAACGCCGGCCGGCGTGACGGCCAAAGTAACTTTTCAACAATCCACGGGGCGGCCATGCGGTCGCCCCGTTTCGTTTGAGGCATACGATGGAAACTACCAAGATCAAGTTGCAGTATCCGGTCAAATTCGACGGCGTGGTTCGTGATGAACTGGTGATGCGCCGGCCGAAGGTGCGCGACGTTCGCACCGCGAGCAAGCAGGCGGGCGGCGACGACGCACAAGAAGAAATCATCCTGTTCGCGCTGCTCGCGGATGTGGCTCCTGACGACATGGAAGCGATGGACATGGCCGATTACGAGGCCATGCAGCGTGCATACAGCTCCTTTCGATCCGCTCGTCCGGCTTCCAATCGCGACCGTGAAGGCGCTGGCAAAACGAATGATGCGGGAGTTCAGCGTGACGCCGCAGTCGGTTGACGACATGACGCTCGACGATGTGGTGTGGTGGTTAACAGACTGAGCAGGGATTGAGCGGAGGCCGACATGGCACGGGATATTTCACTTGGCATCGTGATCGGCGGTGCCGTGTCGGCGACGCTTGGAAGAGCGCTCGCTGACACGAGCTCGCGAATCGCAGGTTTGCGCAGGGCTGCAAGCGATCGCGGCATGTGGCAACGGCAGATCGGCGAGACCATCCGGCTGCAGGCCGAGTTTCGCCGGTTGCACCTGGCCGGCGATAGCGCAGCTGAAGGGATCCGGCGCAGGCTGGAAACGAACCTGAGCGCGCTGCGCGCTGCCGGGTTCGAGGTGGATCGGCTCGATCGGGCGTATGCGCGCCTCGGCCGCACGATACGCGGGCTGGAACTGCGTGCGCGCGGTCATGAGCGGTTTAATGCGGGTATGGAGGGCATGCGCAATGCCGCCGCCGACTCGGCGAAGCTCGGGGCGGCTGTCGCAATTCCGGCCGTCGTGTCCGCGCAGTATCAGGCGATCATCCGCGATATTGCGATCAAGGCGGGCATCGCGCGCACGGCGCAGGAAAGCGCGATGTCGGAGCGGATTCGGCGTGACGCGCTGGCGAACGGGATGAAGCGCAACGAGCTGGCCGATGCGGTGAATCAGATGGTCGCCGGCGGGATGGACGTCGATCGCGCACTCAACTTCGGACCGGCCGTTGCGAAGTTCGCGATCGGTCAGGGAGCGTCGAGCGTCGAGACCGCACAGATGATTCAGGCGCTGCAGCAGAACGCAAACATCACCGATCCCAAGGCGATGATGAAGGCGCTCGAGGCGATCGCGTACCTCGGCAAAGAAGGCTCGTTCGAATCCGTCGACATGGCCCGATGGTTTCCGGTTCTGTTGGCGGAAATGAAGAAGCTCGGGATCACGGGGCAGGATTCGGTAGTGCAGCTCGGCGCGATGCTGCAGGTCCAGATGAAGACGGCCGGCAACGCTGACGAGGCGGCCAACAACCTGAAGAACTGGCTTTCGAAGATCGGTTCGGGGGAGACCGAGAACAACTACAAAAAAGCCGGCATCGACTACCAAGCGAAGATGAAGGAGGCAATCAACAAGGGTTGGTCCACGATGGAAGCTTCGTTCGTGCTCGCGCGCGCATACATCGAGCGCGTCGATCCGGCGAAGGCAAAGCAGCTTGCGGTTGCCGCGAAGCAGATCAATGCCGAACTGGATCCGGCGAAGCGGCAGGCTCAGATTCGCGCCTTCGAAGAGACGATGAAGACCGGCGACCTGTTCACCGACATGCAGGTCAAGGCGGCGCTCACCGGCTACATGCAAGGCGTGGAAATCTATCAAAAGATGAAGCGTACCGGCATGGACATCACCGGGGAGATCCAGAAAGACCTGGATGATCGTCGCGCGACCTCGAAGCAGATCTGGAACGAGGTGCTGCAGCAGTGGGACGACGCGATGCGCAGCATCGGCGACTCATTGCGGCCGATCACGGACCTCGTCGGCAAGGGGGCAATAAAGGCGGGCAAGGCGGTGCACGACGCATCGGATGCGTCACCGAAGGCTGCTGCGGCGGTGACGGGTGTCATCGGCGCAGCAGTTGCGTATCGCGGAGCGCGTGCGATGTGGAACATCGGTCGCGGGCTGTTCGACATGGCGCGCGGGCGCTGGCTCTCTCGCGGCACCAGGGTGCGGCCCGGTGGTGGCGGAGCGGGCGGTGGAGGTGGCGGTCCCGGGTTCGACCCGTTGGGCGGGGCGGCCGGCGGTGTCCAGCGCGTGTTCGTCGTCAACTTCCCGGGTGGCGGAGGGGCGGGTGGCCCGGGAGATTTTGGCGGTGGCGGTCCCGGAGGTGGTCCTGGGGGCGGGCCGCCGGGTCCGCCACCTCCTCCTCCGCGTGGCCGGTGGGGGCGAGCACTCGCGGCGCTACGTCGCGTCGCCGGACGCATTGCGCCGTACGCCGGGAAGATCGCCATTGCCGCCACCCTGCTGAAGATCGGATTGGCCGCGAAGAACGCATACGCGGTTGCGCAGGGCGACGATACGACCGCGCACAAGGTCGAGGGATTCGCGGGCATCGGTGGCAGTCTGGCCGGCGGCTTTGCCGGCGCGAAGCTCGGCGCGGGGATCGGTATGTTTGCCGGCGGTCCGATCGGCGCAGCGGTTGGCGGTGTCGTGGGCGGTGCAATCGGTACGTTCGCCGGGCAAAAGTTATTTGCCACCCTCGCGCGGTGGACGATGGGGAAGAAGGACGAGGCGAGCGACGCAGCAAAAGCGGCGGCGAAGGCGGCGTCGGCGGCGAATCCGGATTCGCCGCAGGCCCGGCCGTTCAAGGTGGAGCAGCAGAATCAGTTCTCGCCGACATTCAACGTCAAGGTGGAGGGTGTCGCCGACGCTCAGATCGCGGACAAGCTGCTCGCGCAGCTCAATCCGCAGCTCCAGCGGGCCATGTCGGAATCGCTCGAGAAAAGCAATCGGTCGGCAATGTTCGACGCGCCGCATCTGTAAGGAGGAAATCTCATGGATTTTGTATCGAGCGTGACGAAGGCGGCGACGCAGGCGAGCATCGCGTCCGAGCGCGTGCGTCAGGTGGTTCGCGTGTTCGACCGGAACCGTGCAGCGAGTCGGAACACCGTCGAGGTGTTGACGAAGCTGGCCACGGGAAACCTCAAGTCGGCAGCGGAACTGCTGTCAGGCGCCACCAGTTTGCTGTCCGTGGCCGGCGACCTGAGTCCGAAGATCGGCACAGTGCTGCGCAGTTTTTCGGCGACGGGCGCGGCAGTGAACAACGTGCTCAAGATGGTGGGAGCGCTGAATCACCCGCTGATCCGGTCGGCCGCAAAGAGCGTCATGGGTGCATTGAAGGGCGTGCAGACGCAGTTCACTGCGTTGGTCGGCGAGAAGACGATGGGGGCGCTGAAGTCGTTCGCGAAGACGGCCGGTCTCGGCTCGGTTTTTTCTGGCCTGTTTGATGGCGCAAAGTCTTCTACCCCTCATCTGCTGACGCTGTCGGTGGATGACGGCGTCTCATTCCATTTCGGGTTGTCGACTGCAGCGTTCGACAAGCTGCGGCGCTCGACCCGTTACAAGGTCGCGTCGCAAGAGCGCCTGAACCGCGAGGAGGCAGCGCAGGCGGTGAGCCAAGGGGGCGAGACGATCACGCTGTCCGGCGTCGTGTTTCCGGCGCTCGGCGCAGGATTTCGACAGGTCGAAACGCTGCGCGCGATCGGCGCGAAGATGAAGCCGGTGCTGCTCACGGCCGGCACGGGCGACGTGCTCGGCCGCTGGTATTTGCAGGGCGTCGACGAGGAACAGGAGGCGATTATGTCGGATGGTGCGCCTCGCAAACAAACCTACAGTCTGGAGTTTGTCCGCTATGGCGAAGACGCTCAGAACCTCTGACGGGGACGTGCTCGACACGCTCTGCTACCAGCATTACGGGACGCTGTCCGGCACCGTCGAGGCGGTCTACGACGCGAATCCGGGGCTGGCGCGAGAGGCGCAACCATTCAGATCCGGTGTGCTGATCGTGATGCCGGACCTCGAGGTGTCGCGCGACGAGCCGATTCAATTGTGGTCGTAAGGGGAAGCGATGCGAGCCATTTTCCAGATCGTCGCGAACGGCGACGACATCACACGCGTGATTCAGGACCGCGTGCTGCGGATCCAGACGACAGACAAGCCCGGCCTCGAGGCGGATGATTGCGAGATCGAGCTGGACGACCGCGACGGCAAGGTGCGTTTTCCGCCGAAAGGCGCAACGCTGAAGATCTCGCTCGGGTGGGAGGGCAAGGGGCTGTCGATGCTCGGCGAGTACGCGATCGACGAGATCGTGCTGCGCGGACCGCCGGCAACGATGGTCATTCGCGGCAAGCCGGCGAACATGCGGGCGACGTCAAAGACGCATCGCTACGGCGGCTGGACGAACGTCAAGCTGGCCGACATCGTCGGCGACGTCGCGCGTCGCAACAAGTGGGCGGCCGCGTGTTCGGTCGAGGCCGTCGTGCCGCGTGCCGATCAGTTCGGCGAGAGCGACCTGCACTTCATCACGCGCATCGCGCGGCAGTACGGCGCGACCGCGACGGTGAAGGCGGGCAAGCTGATCGTCGGGCCGATCGGCGGCGGCAAGAGCGCGAGCGGCAAGACGCTGCCGTCGATCGAGCTGACGCCGGCGGATCTCGCCGATTACGAGATCACGTTTCCGGACCGGGCGAGCTTCGTCGCGGTGCGGGCGAAGGTGCACAACGCGAAGACCGGGAAGAAGATCGATCTCACGATCCCGAACCCGGATGCGCCGCCAGGTGCTGCAGCCGTTCATACCGAACGCCATTCATACGCCAGCCCGGAGGCCGCGAAGGCGGCGGCGAAATCCCGCCTCGAGAAGCTGAACCGGCATACCGCGAAGAGCGTGCTGCGCATGCGCGGCCGGACGGATATCGCGGCCGAGAAGATGGTGAAGCTGAAAGGCTTCAAGCAGGAGGCCGACGGCGAGTTTCTGGTCGAGTCGGTGAAGCACACGTACGCCGGCCGCAGTTGGGAGACGTCGGTGGAATTGAACGCGGGCAACAAGGGGAAGGCGAAGGCCGGTCACGGCAAGAAGCCGAAAAAGAAGATCGATCTGGTTGTGCCAGCACCGCAAAAGTAGAGCGCGTGCAGGTCGTTTTTAGCAGCCGCCTCGAGGCAACTCGGGCGGCTTTTCTTTTTTCAACGGGGGTGGGATGCAAGACCACGAAAAGACGATCTTGGAACTGATCGTCATGGGCGGACTGATTGGCATCGCGAAGGTGCTGGTCGGGGGCGAGCAACTGACATTTCGGCTCGTTGCCGGTCGGGCAATGTTGGGCTCGGCGACGTCGATGGTTGCCGGTATCGCGCTGCTGCAGATCCCGGATCTGCCGCCGATCGCGCTGCTCGGCCTCGGGAGCGCGCTCGGCATCATCGGATCGCAGTATCTGGAGGTGCTGCTGCGTCGTAACGCGAAGCGCCTGTTCGGGGAGAAGTGACGATGGCACTAATCGACATCGCCGCGGCTGGCGGCAAGAATCGCGTCGCGTTCCTCGACATGATCGCAGTGAGCGAAATTGGCTCGGGGCTGCTCGCGAAGTCGGACGACGGCTACAACGTGCTGGTCGGCTCGACGCCGTCGCGACCGCTTCTGTTCACGAGCTATGCCGCGCATCCGAACGTGCTGAATCGGCAGATCTCGGTGCCGTCGACGGCGGCCGGCCGCTATCAGATCCTCAATCGCTGGTGGCGCATCTATCAGGCTCAGATGAAGCTGCCTGATTTCGGACCGGTCTCACAGGACCGATACGCGCTGCAGCAGCTGCGCGAGCACGGTGCGCTACCGCTGATCGACGCCGGCCGGTTTCGTGAGGCCGTCGCGAAGGTGTCGAACGTGTGGGCCAGCTTGCCGGGTGCCGGATACGGTCAGCATGAAAACCAGATCGAGCATCTGCTGGCGGCGTATCAGGCAGCCGGCGGGGAGGTCGCATGAGCTGGATCGATCCGCGTATCTGGCTGGTCGTGATCGCTGGCGTCGTCGCCGGCTCGGCCGGCGGCTATTTCAAGGGGTATCGGGACGCTGATCAATCCGCAACGGTCGCAGATCAGGTGCAGCAGATCGATGACCTGAAGGCCGAGCGTGACGAATTTCGCCGCCAATCGGCGGCACAACAGGAGATCGCAATCCATGCTGCGAAAGAACGTGATCAGGCGCGCGTTGATGCCGCCGCTGCTGCTTCTGCTGCTGACGGCCTGCGCCGACAGGTCGCCGCGCTCGTCGCTGGTGCTCGACGTTCCGCCGCTCCGGCCGGAGGCTCGCCAGCCGGCGACGCCCTTGATCTGCTCGCCGACGTGCTCGGCCGGGCTGATGCGCGAGCGGGAGAGCTGGCAACGATCGCTGACGAGCGAGGCATCGCCGGCCAGCAGTGCGAACGCAGCTACGACGCGTTGACGGGCGACGCGCAAATCGATCCGCCGCGATAGTGCGGCATGCGAGGCCGGGTGGCCTCGAGAGAAACAGGGCGACCGGAGGGCGTGCGCGAACACGCTCGCCGGTCGCCTTTCCACTGATCGCGCCAGTGAATCGGCCAAGGCCCTGCTACCTACCGGTAGGCGGGCCGGATTCTACACCAAGTTTTAAAACAGCTTTCACAATGGCAAATCCGATTATTCCGTGGATCGGCGGCAAGCGCCGTCTTGCAGACCATCTCATCCCGCGTTTTCCCGCGCACGACTGCTACGTCGAAGTGTTCGCGGGTGGGGCGGCGTTGTACTTTCTGCGACCGCCGGCGAAGGTCGAGGTGATCAACGACGTGAACGGCGAGCTGGTCAACCTGTACCGGGTCGTGCAGCACCATCTGGAGGAGTTCGTGCGGCAGTTCAAGTGGGCGCTGACGAGCCGGCAGGTGTTCGAATGGCTGAAGCAGACGGTCCCGGAAACCCTCACCGATATCCAGCGCGCGGCGAGGTTCTATTACCTGCAGAAAAGTTGCTTTGGGGCGAAGCTGGAAGGCCAGTCATTCGGCACGGCGACGACAACGCCGCCCGGCCTGAATCTGTTGCGCCTCGAGGAGGAATTGTCAGCGGCGCACCTTCGGCTCGCGAACACGTTCGTGGAGCGTTTGGATTGGGCCGCGTGCATCGATCGTTACGATCGACCGCACACGCTGTTCTATCTGGATCCGCCGTACTACGAGACGGAGGGGTATGGCGTGGCGTTCCCGTTCGAGGAATACGAGAAGATGGCCGTGCGGCTACGGTCGATCAAGGGCCGGGCGATCGTGAGCCTGAACGATCACCCGGACATTCGGCGCGTATTCGACGGGTTTCACATTGAGACCGTGCCGATTCAGTACACGGTCGGAGGTGGGAGGGGCGTCGAACGGAACGAGCTGATCATTTTCAGTTGGGATGACGCGGCGCAGCCGGTTGGTCTGTTCTAGCGGACATTGTTGGTGCGTCGACTCGAAGGATTTTCCCTGCAGCGCACCCGGTAATTCTGCGGGGTTCGGGCCGGAGGGCGGTTGGCTAAATGTCACTTTTGGTCAAGTTGCCTTCCGACTCTCGACAGCCGGCCCGTCCTCGGGTAATAGTCGGATCATTAGAAACCGAGAGGGCCTGCATGTGAAGCGGAACTATCTCCGAGTCGGAGACCATTCGACCAGCGGTGGGGTGGTCGTCGACAGCATCCCAACCATGAGTTGCGAAGGGATTGGACTGACCTACGTGGGTGCCAAAGTAACTTGTCCGGCGTGCAAACGGATCGGTGTAATCGTTGCTGAGGGGCCACGCTGGCCGGGTGAATTGATGGGGCACCAAGCTGCATTGGAAGGCGATAAGGTCGCGTGCGGGTGCAGTCCGCTCCCGACCATGATCGCGTCGCAATCCGCGATGTTTGAGTCCTTTGAGTCGGATGCGCTCGTCAAAATGGGCTTCTCCGCATCAGGGGGACCGGTCGCGCTCGATCTAGGTACGCCCAAGCCTTCGGAGGGCTTCTGTCTCTCTTGCATGATTGCTGCAGCCAAGAATGCGGCCGCGATGGTCGTACGCGGGTGAGCGGTGATGGATATTCAAGTCATCTTTTCGACATGGCAGCAGAGGGCGAGTCTCCCGCTTCGCCTGTTCGTGCTTGTGGACGGCCTACTGTATTCGGAGCTTGGCGGTGCCGCACCGCAAAGGTCCGGCGAGTCAGTTATGGCGCTGCTTGATGGCACTCCCGATGCAACGCTCGCGGAGGCCGGCCCGTGGCTGTTCGACTACGCGGCGATCGGGGGCAACGACCGCCGCGTGATCGGACAATTGGCGCAGGGTGAATATGGGGTGAGCTGGATCATCAGCGCTTATCAGCCACGTAAGCTTGCGGTGGAGCTTCGCGAGCGGCTGGACGGCACGCTGCCCGATGGTCGATCCGTGATGCTGCGTTACTACGATGCGCGCGTGATGCGCCACTTCGCGCCTGCACTCAGTCCGACCGAGCGGACGATGTTCTTTTCCCCGACGTTCGATTGGTTGATCGAGATCGACGGACAGCTATTCAGGGCGCATCCTCATGCCGCTTAATCTCACACCCGCCCATCTTTCGGCGCTCGCTGCGGGCGAGGCCCGCAACTTCGTTGACGGCGTGCGTCGCGATCTGGTCAAGGCCGATCCTGCTTTGGCGCAGGACATCGATCTACCCAACCGATTGTGGGACGCATATCAGGCCGCGCGCTCGGTCGGGATCAAGGACAGCGAGCACCTCGTCCAGTTCCTGAAGGTCGAGGCTTATTCGCCGGGCTTCTACGCGAAACCCGCGACGCGGGCTTGGCTCACGAAGCCCGGCCGCAGTGCCGATGAACGTTTTCACGTCTACGTCCAAGAAGTCACTTGGCGATCACAACATCCAGATAGCTTGAAGGGAGTCCCACATGGCAGCACCGTTTATCCCCCTATTGATAGCCGTAGCGGCGGAAGTGGGGCCGGCATTGTCAGCTATTGGAAGCGCTTTATTGGGAGGGACGGCGGTAGCGGGGATCGGTAGCATGCGGGGCGACGTTAGCAAGATGGACGAGCAGGCGAAGGCAAAAACGGAATCGCGGACAATGTCAGATTCCACTGCCCCATGTAAAAAGTGTCCGCCGGAGCAGACGGGCACACTTGTGCGGAGCAGGCACGGACCTAACTGGCCCGCGTATCGGTATCAGGCGCGCGTAACCGGCTTTGCGTTTGACACGGAGAGTTGCCAGTGGAGCGACGAGTGGGAATGGCTTGGTATCGATTTTGACGGGTTCAAGCCGCAAGAGTGCTTGCTGCAAGAGGCCAAGGGGAACTATGACCAGTTCCTTGATGGATCTATTCCGAAGTCCGAACAGTTCTTCAAGGGCTTTCGCCATATGCGCGATCAGGCGATCAAGCGCGCGATGCGGGTCAAGGCGAATCCGCCAACTCGGCTAAGGTACTATTTCCAAGGGCCGTTGACCTATAAGCGGATGTCGGTATGGTTTAAGACCATGTCGATCGAGTCGGAGTATTTTCCGTAAATTCCTACCATCATGAAAATTGATTCCTTCATCAAGGCCGGCGGGATCGAGGTGTTCGCTTTCTCGCAAACACTCGCGAAGGTCGGTGCGATTGTTGATGTAATGGCGGCAGCGGCTCCGGATCTGTCGCGTCCGAAGTGGCGGATGCAGGGCGATACGCTCGAAGAGGCTCAGGCCGGCGAGGTGTATGCGGCCGACGGACAGCCCAGTAGCACTGCGGTTGCGGCGCTGGAGAATGAATACCGGGGCGAAGAAACGTCCTCGCTCGGGATATGGGACGGCAGCGCCGACGATTCCATCGGCGCATCCGTAGAGGTCTTCGCGTGCGGTGGGCATTTCCCTGACACGGTTTCCATCGGCGCTCGCGGGGCGTTCATTGACAACAAGGATCTTGTGGCGGGTATTGTGGTCAAGACCGCACAGGAGTTTTTGCCGGCCGTGATTTCGGCCGCACCTGACGGCTACTCGGAGAAGCAGGCGTTTCAGGATCGCCCCGGTGTCGGTTGGATGATCTATCTGCCAGTGGAGCTGACCGCTCAACAGATTCCTGAGGCGCAGGAGATCGTTCCAGTCTTGTCGGCAGATCGGAAGAGGCGGCTCGGGACGATCCTCGTCAGCATCAAGGATGAGGTGTTTTCGGCCGACAACGAGGAGCACCTGGCCGTGGCGCACGACATCGAGGCGCGACTCATTTCTATGGACCTGTTGCCGCTTCTTGCCGAGATTTAAGGGCGGCAGGTAGCTGCCTCGCAGTCAATCGAAGCGAGCGCTGTCGATCATGCGGCGCAGTTGGTCAAGCGCGAACGAGTCGGAATAGCCGCTCTTCTTTAATTCCAGCTCGGCCGCGCAGACCATTTTCTCCATGAGTCGCAACGCTCGGCGGACGTGCACGACTTCCAGCACGAAGCGCTGTTCGAGCGTCAGCGCACGCCTTTTCTTGAAGTCGGCCACGCTCCACGCGTCGCGCAATTCCTCCCATGTCAGGCGTTGGAACTCGGGTAACTTCGTTGCCTTGTCGGAGCCGGGATCGGGTTCTTCTGGGGTGTCATGGAGCCGGCATTTCATGGCTTCGCGTGCGCGCCACTCGTCGGAAAACGGTGCAACGGGCGCACGCGGGTTCCCCATCCTGCCTGCCCGCGAGATCTCCTTGTCGATCTTGATCGACAAGCGGCGTAGCGGTGCCGCGTATTTCAGCTCGTCGGCCCGTTCGAGGTACGCGATCATGCGCGTGGCATCGCCGGTAAGGGTGCCCATTTCGCGCAGCGTGAGTCGCAGATGTAGCACTTCGAGAATCAGCCGGTGGACGTCGGCATACGTGCACGTGCGCCACCACTGCGACATCGCGTCGAACTGTGGCGGATCGAATGGGGGCAGAATCATGATGCATGGAAAACACTGTATGGATGTACAGTTTAGCGCGGGGTAAGATGGGGCCGTCAAGTCTCAAAAATGGGGGCGGGCCGTGTGCACAAACTACCGAGCGCCGAGCGAAGATTCGGGTATATACCCTTCAAGTTGACGAGCTAACCGCGTCTTTATACAGTTCGTCGGTGAACAACGACGCAATAGCCCGAGAAATGAACAACAACAACACGAATCAAGCAGAAATGTTCTTGAAAGACTTTCCGGTGGACGCACAAACGGCAGTGACACGTCAACTTGCGTCTCTCAGTGACGCAGTCACACAGGCGGCTATGAATTGGGGGTTCGAAGTCGTAAAGCACCTTGTGGTACTCAATGGCGCTGGTCTAACTGCCATAGTGGCGATCGCACAGATCTCGGGAACTGCTTCAATTAACCATACACTCGCATTGACGGGGGCACATATCTTCGTAGGTGGTCTGATAGTCGCGTTATGCAGCATGCTGACAATTTACGCAACTGGGTTATTTTTTGCTCGCAGTTTTACTCAAGGTGTCTTGTTGTTTTCGATAGGAAAAAAACCGTTATCCGCACTGCGGCTGTCACGCTTCAACAAAACATTGATTGGTATCAACTGGTCGCTTGTAGTTGTCTCAGTGGCGCTCTTCGTTCGCGGCGGATTCTACATTGCGGCTATCACGTGACAGATTGACGGGCAGTAGGCTCTACTACGGCGGGTAGAGCATCGGACAGGCGGTCAATGACTGTTTTGGGGAAGGCCGCTTCGAAGCCGGGGCGAGGCGGAGTCTTTGCGAGAACAATGAAGCCCGCATATGGCGGGCTTGTGTGCGTGCTACAGAATTGCTACAGCCCGGGGCGGGAGCCTTGCTGGATAAGCCTTGCGCTTATCATTCCATCCCCTGAACTATCGGAAGGAACAGCCAGCCACCCCGGGTGCCCGTGCTGATCTCGGGCCGTCGGGGATGGCTGCTTACCCATGCAAATTAGATAACGTGGCGTACAACTTAGCTTCTAAGTTGGTTATGGGTCGAAATGTCTTGAGTTAGTTTGTCGAGCAGAGATTCTTGGTCATCTTCGGCATATATTTCCGTAGAGGAAACATTGTCTAGGATGCCCATCGCTCGTTCGAAAGCGCCAGCCAGTTCGGGGCGGTCGGGTTTGGCTAGAACCAGATAAACTTTGAATTTATCCGGCGAATCTGAGATTCCAACGATCGAGCCAGCGCACTTGTGAGCCTTGTCTCGTATATTTTCAGCTGCATTTAAGTCAAATGAAAGCGGCTCAATGCAATGCCACACGCCATTTTTCCAGGCTAAGTCAAATTTAACATCATCGCTTCTTCCCTGAATTGTTTTCTCTTCAAAAAATTCAAGGAGATGGCGTTCTTCTAGCTTCTTTTTAATGTTCCTGGCTACATCTTCGTCGGTGCGCCCGTGTCGTTGCTTTGGGCGATCATATTTTGCAACATACCGATCAAACAGACGTGACAATACAGCGTCTAAGTTAACGCTTACACCAGTGCCGTGATTTGCCCAAACCAAAGCGGAGTCATCTTTGGGTAAAGTTTCAATCAGCAACTCTTCGAATGATTGCGAGCGCCCCTTTAGCTCAAGTGAAGAGCCAAAGTTGCTTTTTATGCTTTCAAGCCTCCGCCCGACAGTCCGGAGGAGTGATTTAAAGGCGGTCGCCGTGATTTCTGGGAAAATCTCAGAGATTGTTCCCAGTGAGCGTCGCAAGTTATATTCAAAGTAGTTAGCTTTCGATGAATGAATTACGATTCCAACGTTTACGAATTCGCCGGTTGAAATATCGTGAACATAGCGGAGAATCGAATAGTTATAAGGATTCCGTCCCTCAGGCGAGTGACATGCTGTGAATTTAGTCTTCTTTTCGTGTGTGATAACTGTCATTGCAGTACTCCCAATGCAGTTTGGACTATGGCGTCAATATTCTGACGTGCAGTATCTAAGTAAGCAGCGACGCCGGTGAGAAACGCATTGTTGGTTTTCCAGTCGGGCGGTAGCGCATTGATGTAGTCGTTAAACTGGCTGCCCGGCAACGAATTCCAAGCATTGACGAATCGGTTCAAATTGTTTGGGCTTTGTTCAAGATATGGCCGCGAGAAAATATGAAGCTGCGGCCCATGCATCTGATCAAACCCGCCGTGAACCCATGGGGCTTTCCAAAACAGAATCTGATGCTGCTGGAAGGTCAACTCGTGGTCGAATATTCCAAAGCCAGCACCATCAAATAAGCAGTTCGGATTCTGGGGTCTGCGGTCTGAATTTACGATGATTCCATCAAACACGAAAATCTCTGCTGCCCGCTCGCAAAGCGCAGCTGCAACCGTCCCTCCGGTCGGCCACGCGGCGTTGCCGGCCGGCAGAAGTTCGGAGCCGAAGGCAAACCTGCAACTATCGTTCATGAATTGCCTGATCATCGGATCGCTAACGCTGCTAATAAAGTCGTCGTCCAGTTGTACGACAAATGGCTGCGGAACCGGCAGGTCGAGGTCCCGGCCCAACATCGCAGCAATTGCCTCGATGGCCAAGTTTTTGACGCCTTCGAAGGTGCCCTCTGAACATTTGGCGATCACCTCGACAAAGTTGCCATTGGCATCCTCACATTCAACGAGAAAAGGCTTCGTTTTCCCCGTGCTCATCTGCCTGATGTAGCGCGTTGCCATCACGGTCTGTAACATAATTTTTTGACTTTTCTTCGAATTTCTGCTTGTCTGCCTGCGCGTGCACAGACGCGTACGCTCGCATGATGACATGAAAATTCGTTCGCGCTAGCGGGAATATGTAACTTCGGTGCGTTCGCCGGAGTGGTTCTGGCGTTCCCTTGTCCTCGCAAACCTACGTTCGAGCACCAATTTTCCGGCCCTGTTTGGTGTGGCGGTTGCCGAAGTTTGCTTCGGTTTCGAGGGCGGTCCTTTTTCTTTGACGCTCAGATCGAAAGAATAACAGCCGATTCTCAGTAAATTGAGCGTAGGTTTTGGCGTAGATTTGTGCGTGAGGCCGTGTCAGATAGGGGGGAGATACTGCTGCATCATCAGGCATTGATGGCCTAGCTGCGGGCCAGCGCTTCTTCTTCGACGTCGCTAAGCCAGTCTGCCCAAGCTTGCATCATCTCCCGTCGCTCTGGGAGGTACTTTGCGTGATTGTACGTAGAGCGCGTCTTGTCCTTGTCCTTGTGTGAGAGCTGCATTTCAACAACTTCGTCCTTCCAGCCCATCTCGTGGAGGTGGGTGGACGCGGTGGCTCGGAAGTCGTGGCCAGTTATCGGCTCGGGGCTGTCCGGGACCATGTAGTCGATTGCCCTGTTGATCGTTGCGCGGCTCATATGGGGGAGCTTTCGATTGCTATGAAGAATCGGCAGGATGTATCCGCGGTTGCCGTACATCTCCTGAAGCTCGCGTAGTAGGGTTAGCGCTTGTTTTGGCAACGGAACGATGTGCAGCCGCCGCGATTTGATCTTCTCCGGGGGTACTTTCCACTCGGCTACGCCCAGGTCGATTTCTTCCCACCGTGCTCTACAAAGCTCGATCGTCCGTGGAAACAGGATCATCAGCAGCCGGATCGCTATCACGGTGCGCTTGCTCTTATAGGTCGGGAACAGCAGGAACAGTGTCTTCAGTTCGTCGCGACTCAGTGGTCGGGCATTCTCAGTCGGCGGTTTAACAACGGATCCTCGCAAAACAGATGCAGGGTCTGAATCAGCCCGAAGGGTTATAACCGCATACTGAAAAACATTCGATACGTACTGGCGCAGTTTGATCGCGACGGACGGGGAGCCGCGCTCTTCGACTCGGCGCACCAAGGAAAGCACGTCATGCGCAGTGATCGAGCGCATGGGACGGCTGCCGATGTAGGGGTAAGCATCGGCCTCAAGCATGCGCAGAATTTCGCCATAGTGACGCTCTGTCCACGATTTCCTCTTCTTCGCAAGCCATTCGTCGCTGACAGCTTGGAAAGTTGCTTTGCCTTCGTTGATGGTCTTGGAAAGCACTTCCTGTCGTGCGTGAGAAGGATGGAAGCCCTTCTTGACGAGTGCGCGAGCATCGTCTCGTGCCCGGCGGGCTTCTTGCAGGCTGATGGCGGGGTACTCGCCAATCGCGAACAGGTTCTCCTTCCCGGCAATCCTGTATCGGTATCGCCAGAGCTTGGAGCCGGACGGGCGCACCTCAAGATACAGTCCATTGGTGTCGGTAAGTTTGGTAGGCTTGGTGGTTGCCTTCGCCTGCCGAATCTTGACGTCGGTAAGTGGCACGGTGAAAAAGCGGGTATCGTTGTTGGGAGTGTGAAATGATACCCGCTTTGATACCCGCTTTTTTCCCGGATGCACATGATTTTCGGCGAACGCGGGCGAACGGCGGAGTGCCGGGAAATGCCCGGCCAGCAA